TATTGGCCGCCCAGCTTTCCACCGCATTGGTGGCATAGCCGTTGTTGCGCACCAGCCAGCGCGCCCGGGCGGTGATGTCAGGGCCCGAAGCCGCGATCAGCGCGTTCACATGGGCGCGGGTCGCGCGGAAACCGCGCAGGCGGCGATGGTGCTGGCCCGCATCGAACCCGCCGATGAAGGCCCCGATGCGCTGGCGCCAGTTCATGGAGACCATCACAGATCCTTCACGGCAAAGGGGCGCAGCACGCGGCGAGCTGTCTTTTCCAGCGTCGCGATCCGGCGCTCGATATCCGCAATCGCTGCGGCCAGTTCCGCGTCCGAGCCATAGGTGACGGTCTTGCCGTCATAGCTCACACTGCGCGTGCCGCTGTAGCGCGCGGCCAAGAGCGCGCTGTGGTGGGAGTTCAGATCATCGAGGGTCATCATCATTCCATGTATTTGGGCGTGTTGACGCGCCAGCCGCGCCGCCGTGGTGTCGTCACCCGTCCGGCTTGGGGCTCGCACGGCGCGTCGGGCTCCGTGTTCGACGCGGCGACGGTGGCAGTCTCCACCCCGGCCTGTTTCTCGAGCTGCCGCCACATCCGCTCATCGAACCGGTCGGCACCAAGGATCCAGGCCGCGGCGCGGGCATAGACGCGGGTGTCGAGCGCCTCGTTCCTCTCGCGCATCTTCTGCCATTCCTGGCGCGAGTAGCCGCGCTTGTTGCGCTCGGTGACCAGTTGTTCGGCCACCAGCTGCTTCAGCCATTCCGTGTCGATCCAGTCGGGCAGATGGATCGTGCCGGGCGGGGTCGTGGTGCCCGCTTCGCGATCCTCGTCGCTCGGTTGCTCCAGCCGGAGATGGCGATAGGTCTCGGCCTTGAAGGTGGCGGTGGCCACGCTCCAGAGCCGGGCGCCGCGCTTCAGCCGTTTGCCGTTCACCGTGGCATCGACGAAGGTCGGCCCCGACACCGGCGTGGCCCGGTTGAACCCTTCAAGCCCCTTCACGGGGGCCACCTGTGCTGTGCCCTGCTGGCGCGCCCAGGCATAAACGGCGGCGGACTCGTAGCCGGTATCGATGGCCAGTTTGGCGATGGGCATCACCGCGCCGTTCTCGTGCGCCCATGTCTGGCCGAGCAAAGCGGTCAGCTTGTCCCAGCAGTGCGGATCGTCTGGCCCGCCCGGAATGACGATGTGATCGACGAGCCAGCTCTCCAAGCCCCGGCCCCAGGCCCAGACATCGACCTCGATCCGGTCCTTTTGGACATCGACGCCAGCGGTCAGGAACAGACCGCCTTCCGGGATCTGCGCGCCCGCGTAACCTTCACGCCGTTCGGCCAGCCGCTGCCATTCTGGCGCGTCGCCGCTCTCGACCCATGTCTCGCCCAGAAGCGTGTTGCGCGCGGCGCGCAGCATCTCTTCCGAGCCCTGCGCCGCCAGCCAGTCGCGCGCGATCTGCGCCCAGCTTTTCCAGCCCAGCGGCGAATAGAGCGCCGAGAGGTGAAAGCCGATGGACTGCGGATCGGCGGACACTGCCGTCGCCCGCCACTCGCCCCTCTCCAGCATCTGCGTCTTGTGATGCTCGGCGATGGGCTGCTCGCAGCCTTCGCAATGGTAGGCCGCCGTGTCAGGCCGCCCCTTGGCCCAGCGCAGCCGCTCGAACTGCAGCCATTGCATGTGGCCGCAAAGCGGACAGGGCACGAAGTAGCGGCGCTGATCGCTGGCCTCAAACTCTCGCTCGATCCGGCTCAGCCCCCGGATCGTTGGCGTCGAGACCATGAACACCTTGCGCCGGTGCGAGAAGGTGGTGGTGCGCGCTTCGGCCAGCGTGACCGGATCGCCCTCCTCGTCGGCGGAAGCCGGATAAGCATCGACCTCGTCGAGAAAGATATAGCGCGCGGGCATCGAGCGCAGGCCGGTGGCCGAGTTTGCCCCGGTCAGCACCAGGATGCCGCCGGGGAACTCCTTCGACAGCATTGAGTTGCCCGCGTCGCGCGAGCGCGCCGGTTGCACGCGTTCCTTCAGCGCCGGGCTGTCCTCGATCAGCGGATCGATCCGGCCGCGCGAGCTGCGCTTCGCCATCTCGACCGTGGGCAGCACCGCCAGCATCGGCCCAGGTGCGTGATGGATGACAAAGCCGATCCAGTTGTTGCCCGCCTCCGTGGCGCCGACCTGCGCGGCCTTCATGAAGCTGATGCGCTGCGCCGGATCGCGGGGCGAGAGCGCATCCATGATCTCGCGCAGATAGGGCGTGCGCGCGGTGCGGTATTGCCCCGGCTCGGCCGAGGCCCGCGACGACAGCTTGCGGTGCTGGTCGGCCCATTCCGACACCGTCAGGTCCGGATCGGGCCGCATCCCCCGGCGCCAGGACCGGAGGATGTCTTCGGCGCCGTCAAAGCCGAGGTCGAGGTCAGCCGTCAGATCATCCTTGCGATCATCCGAGGGAGACCCGGAGATCGGCAAGGGCGTCGAGTTGCGCTCTGACATGGGTTTCCAGCACCCTCTGCAGGATCGCGGCATCGATCGTCACCGGTCGCACCGGCTTGCCGGATTGCCTTTCCACCTCCGCTGCCACTTCGGCCGCCATCAGCGCTGCCACCCTGCTGGGCCAGGTGACCCAGATGTCGCGTTCCTGCCGCGCGAGGCGAAACACCAGCGTTTCCGCCCGGGCCCGGTCGACCAGCGTGCCCTTCTTCTTCTGGATCGCCAGCTGACGTTCCTGCGCCTGGTAGACTGTCAGCGCGGTGCGGGCCTTGAGGTACGACGAGCTGTCGGCCGGGCTGGAAAGCCCGGTATCGCTGCCGGTGCTGCGCCGCTGCTGATCCGGATCGGTCATCTCGGCCCGGCGCGCATCCGAGGCCGCCGCATTGATCGACCCGTCGCCGCAAACCACCAACCGCCCGGCCTTGCGCGCCTTCTGGACGGCCCCGCGCGACAGGCCGGAATGGGCGGAATAGGCGCGTTCAGACAGACCTTCCATGGCACTGCAATTATCCTCAACATATTGGAAATAAACCAGAAAACTGGTCTATTTGAGTTGATTACACTTCCCGATAGAGCGATTCATGGTGTCAAGAAACGGGTGCATCGCGCGCCGCACAAAAGACAAAACGGAGAGCTCCATGCCCAAAGCCCCTGATCCCAACACTGTCCGCGATGCGTTGATCCTTGAGATCGCGCAGCTGCACCTTTTCCTCGAGACGCTGGAAACCCGCAACCGCGACTGCCTCGATTTCCACGACACCGCCGTCTGGGCGATCCGCTCGGCGCTGGTGGCCGCCTATGAGGCCGGACGCCGCGCCGCTGAAACCACCACACCCCAATCCTGAAAGGACTCGCGCATGGCCATCGCCACCAACGCCGACACGACACGCATCTTCATCGACCGCAGCCGCTTCATGCAGGCCATGAGCGTGACCGCGCTGCAGCGCCATTTCAATGACATCAGCCTCAATGCAGAGGTCTTCGAGATGGCGGGCCGGATCGGGATTGACTGCCTCACAATCGAGCTGGCCGATGTCGTCCCACTCCTGAAAAAGCATGGACTCATGCTGAGCCCGCGTGAAAGCCGCCACAAGGGACAATCATGAGCACCCGCGCGCGAATCGCCATCCAGATCGGCCCCGAGAAATGGGCCCATGTTTACAGCCACTATGACGGCTACCCCTCGCACATGCTGCCCGCGCTGGCCCCTTGGACGCCTGAAGACATCCTCGCAGCCAAGGAAATCCGGCAGGTCCGCGCCGATGCGCTGGACTGTTTTGACAAGCCCCGCGACCCAGCGATCCTGCCGCGCCCGACGTGCCAGTTCTGCCACCTTTATGTCTGGCAGGACGGGGCATGGGTCGAACTCGATCCCGAAACACATGCCCCCGAAAGGACCGCCGAATGACTGATCTATCCCTCAATTGCCTCTCCGACGGCGAGACCCTCGCCGATCTCGCACGGCGCAACTGCGCCATCGGGTTCGACCTGCGCTTCTGTCGTAGCGTCGCCGTCAGCCCCGATGATCGCGAAACCATCACCTGCGACCCGACCGAGGCGGAGTTCGCGACGCTTTACGCCCTGACCGACCTTGGCGAGGCGATCGCCATCCACGATGCCGATCTGACCAGCGCTGGGGTGGACGAGGTGGCCGCCGTCGCCCGCGCGCTCTTCGTGACGATCATCAATGCTCGCCGCGATCCGCCCGACGCCGCCCAGCGTCATGAAGCTGAACAGGCCGCGCTGACCAGCTCGGATCGCATCGAGTGATGCACATGCCAGTGCGATCATAAAGCACTGATATTGCTCGGAATTGCCTACGATAATCGGCACGCTGGAGCGAATGTCATCGCAAGGAAACGATGCAACTCACGCCAAGGAGCCACGCCATGATACGCCTCAACCCGATCACCACGCCCCGTCACCAGCTGCGCGCCGAGAAGGCCGCGCGCAACCGCGAAGCTGCCCTGAACGCTTTCATCGCGAAGAAGACTGAGATCGACACGATGCTCGCGCGCCTGCAAGCCCTCAGCGACGACCACTTCGAGAGCCACCCCGACGAGATCAACTGGGGCGATGTTGGCACGCTTCAACACTACGCCAGCCTGCTCAAGCGCATCACCGACAGCGCCTTTGGCGAGGGTGAATTCGCCGAATAACGACCCCGGCCCGGCACCCCGCGCGGCCCGCCCATGCGGCGGGCTTCACCCGGTAGAAGGGGCGGCACCGGGTCGGCCCTCGGGAACCGGAGGGACACATGCCCAAACTCACCGAGACACAAACCATCGCCGCTGCGCAAAAGGTCGTCAGCATGATGATGATGCGCGGCTGGCTCGAAGAGGTCGACACCGACACCCGCAAGGGCGCGCCGCTCTGGCGTGAGACCGGCGATGGACACGGCACCACGCTGATGGTCACCGACGAGGGGCTGCTCGCCGTCGGGATCGAGCCGGTGGTGGTAAAGACCATGGCCGCCGTCCGCAACCACGCGGCCCAACCGCCCAAGCCCAAACCGCCGACCCCGAGGGCCGGGACCAAACAGGCGATGTTGATCGCGCTGCTGCAGCGCCCCGAGGGGGCGGCCATCGCGGAGATCATCGAGGCGACTTCGTGGCAAGCTCACACGGTACGGGGTTCGATCTCGGGTGCCCTGAAGAAGAAGCTTGGCCTGACCATTATCTCCGCGAAAGTGCCCGAGCGCGGTCGCGTCTACCATATTGCCGATTGAGGAGGACACCATGACAACCGATATGTTCCAGCATCCCGCGAAACTCCCCATCCAGATCATCGGCCCGACCACGCTGAGAAAGGCGCGCGATGCCTACAGGGCAAGGTGGGGTCGCT